TGCTGGCGGCGTTGTTGGTCCTGCTGCTGGCGGGGTTGATCCTGCTGGTGGCGGGGTTGATCCTGCTGGTGGCGGGGTTGGTCCTGCTGGCGGGGTTGGTTCTGCTGGTGGGGTTGGTTCTGCTGGCGGGGTTGGTTCTGCTGGCGGGGTTGGTTCTGGCAATACAAGTAAAACAACAGATGAAGTTGAAGAAATTGAAAAAGAAAAAAAAGAAGGAATCCAAAAATATAGTAATATTTTTCGTACTTTTTTAGAAATTATTAATGGAGCAAATTCTATCAAAGGAAGTAATATCGACGTAAATGCAGAAATAGATAAGTTTTTGTCCAATCAATTATTTAAAGATATGATAATTTTTTATAAAGATTATGAAGTTGAACCTGAAATTGAAATTGTATTGAAAATATTATATATTTTTGAATTAAATAAAAATGTCATAACAAAAAATAAAGAAATAATAGACATGTTGTCGAAAGTAAATCTAGACGAAAATACACGAGAAAAGTTGCATGAAAATTTTTTAATTGAAAAAAATAAATATAAAGACGAATTAACGAAATTAGCAAATTTTGAACAAGCAAAACCATATTTAGTATCGGCAATTGATTCTATTTTTTTAGAATTAGTTAAGGATCCAACCAAAGTTTATAATTATGAAGAGTTGTATAATATTATAGAAGATAGTAAAAAAAATTCACCATCACCATCATCATCATCAAAAACGTCGTCATCATCATCACAAGATTCAACAAAATCATCATCATTACTACCGCCACCGCCACTAAGACCTATGATATCTACATCTGGTTCAGACTTAGAAATAATAAATAACATTATTGATGAAATAGTATCAAAATCATCAACGTCATCATTACCACCACCGCCGCCACCTATGATATCTACATCTGGTTCAGACCTAGAAATAATAAATGATATTGTTGGTGAAATAGTATCAAAAAAAGATGTTTTAATCATAAAACCATTAACAAATAAAGTACGAGATACTAACAACGAAGTCATCGATTTTCATAAAGGACCGGCAAATGAAACAATGAAAAACGCGTTATTCGGTGAAAAACCTAATTATACTGAATTTTTTGAATCTAATGGAAGTATTAATAGTGAGAAAAGTATTAATAATGAGAATTTTTTCAATCTTGTCAAAGAAAAAAAATATGATTATATTTGGATTGCTGGTCCAATATTTATAGGTGAAACTTTTAATCCAAATACAGAAAGTATAGAAAAATTGAAAAATCTATTAAAAAAAGATGGTCGTATCATTTTCACATTACCGACAAAAAACAAAAACAATAATACAATAAGAATACAAGATTTATATCGAGATATTCCAAAACCGATTGATGATGTGCGTAAAAAAGAGATAGATGAATTCGCAACAATTTTTAATCAAAATTTTGATTATATAAAAAATGATGGTTACAGAATGTATAAATTAAAAGATATTATATATACAACAAAATCAATAATCGAAGGTATCATTGGAAAACTAATATCAGAACAACCAGGTGTTGTTTTTGAACAATCAATGTTAGAAGGAATCATTGACGAAATAATCTCAAAAATATCATTAAGATATCCAGGTGTTGTTTTTGAACAATCAATGTTAGAAGGAATCATTGACGAAATAATCTCAAAAATATCATTAAAATATCCAGGTGTTGTTTTTGAACAATCAATGTTAGAAGGAATCATTGACGAAATAATCTCAAAAATATCATTAAAATATCCAGGTGTTGTTTTTGAACAATCAATGTTAGAAGGAATCATTCATGAAATATTGGCAAGAAAATCATCAACTTCAACTTCAACCATGAATGCTGATATGGATATAATCAATGGAATAATTGGGAAATTATTAGAAGGAAAATCATCAACTTCAACCATGAATGCTAACAATGATATAATCAATGGAATAATTGGGAAATTATTAGAAGGAAAATCATCAACTTCAACTTCAACCATGAATGCTGATATGGATATAATCAATGGAATAATTGGGAAATTATTAGAAGGAAAATCATCAACTTCAACCATGAATGCTAACAATGATATAATCAATGGAATCATTGGGAAATTATTAGAAGAATCAAGACCAAAATCAACCATGAATGCTAACAATGATATAATCAATGGAATCATTGGAAAATTATTAGAAGGAAAATCATCAACTTCAACCATGAATGCTAACAATGATATAATCAATGGAATCATTAGGGAAATATTAGCAGGAACAACACCAAGACCTCCACCTTCGATGTTGTCGAGAGTATCATCATTTATTTCTTCAAAATTATCATCACTGCCATCATCAATTGGATATTTTATAACGGCTTTAGTTGGAAGTATAATTATCAACACAAAGAATTTAATTAGATTAACAGCAGTCGTTGGTGTAGGCGCAGCCACAGCCACTACTGCGGCTGCTACGCTAATCGCAGCAATATCATTAGGAACATTACTTGCGTTAGGATATATTGGAATATCAGAATTGTACAATCAATTAGGAAAAATAGTAGGTTATGATGATGTGCCTAGAGATGAAATGAACACTATTCTTAATAATGTTCGTTCAGCAATAGAAGGAAATGAAGCTGGCAGAAAAAAATTGTTAGAATATGTGGCAAAAGGAACAGTAGCAACAGCTTTGATACCATTAGGTTTAGCTCTTGGAGTATTATTTGGTATAGGTTTAATAGGACCATCAAAGTTAATGGAAATTGTTTCAACTGTAAATTCTAGACATAGAATAGGAAATATTGAAAATATCGATGAAATGAATAGTTTATCGAATACAGTTTTGAAAGATGACATACTACTAGTTGAATCAAGTAAAAAACACCATATAATTGATAAAATATTAGATGAACCAATAATGTATAAAACATATAATGACGACGGATCAAACTTGGTTGCTGATATAAAAATAATTCGTAATGATAGGAACGAAGGTATTAATGGGTCGGTCGAACCAACAAGTGGAGAAAAAAAGGATTCAGATTCTGATTCATACTCTTCAAACGAAGAAATTTTATCCAATAATGAAAATAATTATCATTCTGACGTTTTAAAGCAAATATTAACAGAACCTAAACCAGTTATTAACCAATCACTCGAAAATGATAATGAAATTGTGGAGAAAGGATAAAATGAAAAATAACAAAAAAACAAACCAAAATATTTTTATATAAATTCAAAAAATATATATAAAAATTATTCGTTTTAAATGAGAAAAGGAATATAAATGTCGAAAAAATATGTCATGGCAAACATCAATATACCATTACAAATAAACATCGACGATAATAACCAACTAACACCGCTTACAGAATACGTCAAGGTTTCTATTACAAAATGCGATAATTTACCCGAAAAATCATCCAATAGTTTTACGTTGATGGAACAAATAAACAAATTGTTCTCGAATGATGAACCAAGTATAATAGAGGATTCAGTATTGTTCTCGAATATAGACGATGGAACTGTAAATATAGTTCCAGATACGGATTCTAGTACAGATTCTGGGTCTGAATCTAGCGATGAATCTGATTCCGCCGAAGAAAGCGAAACAAATGACCAACCAGAAGCTGCACAAGAACATAGGCAAGAATCTCCATTATCTATATCTCTAAATGAAATATTGAATAAAAAATCAAAATCACAGCACCTAAATACAAGTTTTAAAAATAAACCAACAACAAGTTCTCGATATACATTAAAAAATTTATCGTAAAGAATAATGATAAAACTATATTTCTTCCAAAAGGGTAATAGCATGTTCATCCATGTTGTAAACATAGTATTTTTTGTTATTGGAATGTATAATTGGGGTTTTATCTACAAAACCAGTGAAATAATATATATAAAGTGGTTTTTTATCATCTAATCTGGTAGCAACATATATTTTTTGGAATTCCATTATTGAACCGTCAATTTCAAAAGGCAATATATCTAATCCATTAAAACTAGTCAATAACCTTTCAAGTCTAATATCCGGGTTTTCTTCCGGTTCAAAAGATAAATAATTATTTATAAATAGAGGGAAAGTTTCTAAAGTCAAATTATTACGGTCAAATCCCCCCTCTGAATTGAAATGTACGTCAGCAATATCCTCATTAATAATTATAGAGCAATATGGACATTTACAGATTTTGTGTTTATCCCACAAATTTTTACAAATTTTTATTATACATTGGTTGTGAATTTTATGACCTTTTATACGGTTTGGACAAGTATATATATTATCAATTAATAGAGGTTCCCAACAAAAAGGACATTTATCTTCATCTTCATCTTCAGCACCGCCTGTAAAACGTATATTTTTTTTATTCAATTTTCGTGTTTTTGTAATCCGTTTTTTTGTAATTCGTTTTTTATATAATTTTGATTTGTTTCTTCTCTTTGTTGTAGATAATTTTTTTTTCATTATTTTGATATATATTTATATATATAAATATACATTTTGTTTTTATTGAAATGTTCTCGATATACATTAAAAAATTTATCGTAAAGGTCGTTGGTTTGGTTCGATTATCAAAGGTTCCGGTAAAAACACAGGAAGTTTATCAATGACATTCAAACTTTTAAGTTGTTTTAGTTCAGGAACGCATTTTGGTTGTGGATTGACGAGATTAGTAGAACCAATGCCAAAAAGGTCATTTTCTATATCGCAATAATTATTAGAAATATGTTCTCGTGCCATTCTACCAATCAATAAACCATTGCCGGGTAAATGACTTTGTACTGGTTTACCTTGTGCTGCGTTTTCATATGTAGAGTAATTCGCAATATTAGTATTAATACGTTGTTCAAATAAATAATCACCTGGAGTATTTTTATTTCTAGTAGATGCCATTTTATATTATTATATATTTTATATAATAATAAATATATATTGTTTTACAATAATCTCTTTTTTAATTCAACATAACAATCGGTAGTATCTGTAAATTCATTTTCATTTGTATAGAAATACACTAAACAATTGTGAAAGACGTCTAAATAATCATAACTAAACAGAATTGCCAAACCTATTTCTCTATCAGTTGAGAACATACGTGCGGCCGCTTTATCAAGTACATACAAAAACAATGAATTTTTGGTAATATCACCGAGAACCGTATTCATGGCAATGGCCGCGGAATCCATATCATATTCATTTTCGTCTCTAGTTTCATCATCTAAATCTACATCAAATTTTGGGAAATTATTTGAATTCATTTTAAATAATGTTCGTAAGCAATTACGATAAGTCGCGTTGGTATTGTAAAACAGTTTCAATTTGGTTGGATAAACATAGTGTTTTGTAATAATCGATAATTCAGTTTCGGTCTCTGGATTTTTTGTGTTCATGATTGTATTGTAAAGGTGGGTCTTGTATTTATATGATTTTTACGTTAATGATTTTACGTAAAAACACAAAAAACTAGACGGTAGGGAAAAATTCCCAATCGAGGTCATTACATACTTTTTTCCATATCATATCTTGTTCCAATTGTTTTTCTCGGTCTTTCATCATAGGAATATAAGGTAGATATTGTGTTTGGTCTAGGAGAACACAAAGTTGATAAAGAGTATAAGTATAATTGAAGAAATTCGTTCGGTTAGCTGGACAATGAACTGCCCAAGGTTTCTGAATTTCGATAAAGAGAACACAGAGAGTTTCATGTAGTTCTTCATTCATAATAGGTGGTTTGATACCAAATTGTGAATTGATATATTGGATATGTTCAAAATACTTATTGAACCCGAGTTTTCGGAGAATATCACGCATTTTATCATAATTAATGAGTGACATATCTTTGATACGTTCTTTTTTGATACGCGCACGGATAGCGTCAATAACATCTTCTGGTATTTGTGTAGTTTCTTTCGCTTGAAATTGTGAAAGGATTTCTTTGAAATGATTAAGACGTATGTATGCTGTATAAGAAACCTCATTGGGTGGTTCTTTGTTGGTAGGTTTTGAACTATCAATAATATAGGTTATAAATTTACCACAATTATGATTATTACAAATCAAAATGCCTTCTTCATCTTGTGGAATGAGTTCTCCATTATTACAATTTTCACAAACATCGGATGAAACTACAAAGTCTTGTATATTGGATATTTCGTTGTTTACGTTCCGCCAATAATTTTGATATGTTTTTTTTGACTGGGAATATTTATCGGAGGCGATAGTATTTGATTCTGGTGTTTTGGATTTGATTTTGAAGAAAGAATTGAGAACATTTGTATTTTGATTGATATTATTGGAAGTGGTAGATATCTGTTTTTTTTGTTCAAAATAATCGAATATATATTTGGAATTATCTAATAAATAGTTTTTTTTCTCTAATTTCAATGTTTTGATTTGTGATTTCAATGAATATATTTTATCTCGCATATCTAAAAACGTCTCAATATTATCATTGTTTAAAGTTTTGATTTGTGATTTCAACGTTACAATTTCTCTTTGTAAATTGGGAATAATAGTGGTTTCATTTTCTCGGAATTTATCTAACATTTCAGTATGTTTTTCATCAATAGTATTGATTTGATATTTTTGTAGATTGTTGGCACTGTTTTTCGTTGATTTCATGATATAATAATAATATTTAAAGTTTTATATATTATTTTTTGATTTATATAATAAGTGATTTTTATTGGCCGGTTTCTTTTTCTTCATAATAGTTACCTTCTTTTCCACACATATGTTCAAATTTTCTTGATATAGAACAATAATGGTATGTATTGTTATCATCATCCGGTTCTCCATTGACCAGATAATACTCTGACTCAGGTTCTATGGGAAACATAGAACATTGTCCAAATTTACTACAAGTAAAAAAGTCTTTTCTAAAAAACTTACAGTTAATACATAATTTTGGTGTGTGTTGATTTGCTGAAAATGGCGATAACATAATAGCGTATGTAAAGCATAGAAACAAATTTCATTCTTAGTAAATAAAATACAAGAACAATCTTTAATTTGTTTTCGATGGAATTATTAATTTTACGACAATTACTAAATCGATATTTACAAAAAGTAGTGAATTATTTAGCAATATTTAATAACATATTTGATATAAATCAAAAATCAAAAATCAAAAAATTTCTAATACTATTATGTAGAATGATAATAGTATTATCGAGATAAAAATAAAAATGTTGTTATTAAAAATACAATTGAGAAAAATAAAATAATTAATGTATTTTTCCCAAAATTATTTTCTTTGTATGCTATATAGAGAAATCTAACAATGGCTGGTGGATTAATGCAATTAGTCGCTTATGGCGCACAAGACGTATTCCTTACTGGAACCCCTGAAATCACTTTCTGGAAAGTCTCATACAGAAGACATACCAACTTCGCAATGGAATCCATTGAACAAACCTTCTCAGGACAAGCCGACTTTGGTCGTCGTGTCACCTGTACCATTTCAAGAAACGGTGATCTTGCTTACAGAACCTACTTACAAGTCACCCTTCCTGAAATCAACCAAGACATGCAAACCAAATCCTCAACTGCTGACGGAGTTTATGCTCGTTGGTTAGATTTCATCGGTGAACAACTTATTGCCCAAGTTGAAGTCGAAATTGGAGGTCAAAGAATTGATCGTCAATATGGTGACTGGATGCACATCTGGAACCAAGTTACTCTATCAAGAGAACAACAAAGAGGTTACTACAAGATGATTGGTAACACCACCCAACTTACCTACATCACTGACCCAGCATTTGCTGCCGTCTCTGGACCATGTGCCGCTGCCGGAGGACCATCCCAAGTATGTGCCCCACGTAACGCCCTTCCAGAAACCACTCTTTACATTCCTCTTTTATTCTGGTTCTGCAGAAACCCAGGACTTGCTCTTCCATTAATTGCCCTTCAATACCACGAAGTCAAAATCAACATTGATTTCCGTCCAATTGGAGAATGTCTATGGGCTGTCAAATCCCTTGCTGCCTTACCAACCGCAGGAACTCAATCAGTCTCCCAAGCATACCAACAATCCCTTGTTGCTGCTTCCCTTTACGTCGACTATATCTTCCTTGATACTGATGAACGTAGAAAGATGGCACAAAACCCACACGAGTACCTAATTGAACAACTTCAATTTACTGGTGATGAATCAGTCGGATCTTCATCCAACAAGATCAAGCTTAACTTCAACCACCCATGTAAGGAACTTATCTGGGTTGTCCAACCTGATGCTAACGTTGATTACTGCTCATCCCTTGATTCTGCTGGCGTTCTTTACAGAACTCTTGGTGCCCAACCATTCAACTACACTGATGCCATTGATGCTCTTCCAAACGCTGTCCATGCTTTCGGTGGTCCAGTTGAAACCTCAGGTGCTACTGGTTTCATCAACGCTTCTGGATTATTCCAAATGCCAGGTGCTGCTGATGTCGGTCTATCAGGTAACTCTGATTGGGCAGGTTCTAACTCAGCATACTATCCATTCCAATCACTAGACGGTGCCGTCACCGGTTCCACTTTATCTGATGCTGGAACATTCGTTCTTGCTGAAACCGCTCTTGACATGCACTGTTGGGGTGAGAACCCAGTCGTCACCGCTAAGCTTCAACTTAACGGCCAAGACAGATTCTCTGAACGTGAAGGATCATACTTCGATGTTGTCCAACCATACCAACACCACACCCGCAACCCAGATACTGGTATCAACGTATACTCATTTGCCCTAAGACCTGAGGAACACCAACCCAGCGGATCTTGCAATTTCTCCAGAATTGATAACGCAGTCTTACAACTTGTGCTGTCATCTGCTACCGTTTCTGGAACCGCAACCGCCAAAGTCAGAGTTTATGCTGTCAATTACAACGTATTGAGAGTCATGTCCGGTATGGCCGGAGTCGCATATTCCAATTAAAAGTAACTAATCAAATAAATGAATTAGTTTAAAACCAATATAAAGAATAAATGTTATAAATAAATATAACATATATTATGTTAGACTTGAATTCTTTTGCCCCTTTATATTCTTTTGATGATACATTGTCTTGTTTTGTAATATCATACAAAGATAAAAAATATTATATAGATTGTGATGATTTTATGAAAATATTGAATTTTAAAAAAAAATTTGTATATGACTGTATGCACGATTATCCAAGTTTCAATTCAAATTATAAAAAATATTTTTTAATAGAATTTTTGTATGAATTTGATATGGAAAATGTAAATTATGTATTTCTCAATAACAACAAATATGATTTAAGAAAATGTAATGTAGTTCCATATCATAAATATCATAATGAAATTGAAAAATTATATAAATTAATTAAATATACTCCAGGACATACAAATGGTATGGGAATTTCTGCGAATCAAATGAAAAATCCATTATGGCATATAGAAGAAAATGAAAAAAATATCATATTAATGTACTGTGAAAAAGATACAATTGTAAAATTATGTGAAAAATCATACAAAGAAGTTCTAGATTTTGAAGAAAAAATTAACGAAAAATTAACTTGGTATTTACAGCAAAATGGATATGTATGTACAACTATTCCAAAAGATGGGGGTACAATATTTATTCATCAATTGATAACTGGTTGTTATGGAAATGGAAAAGGAACAAGCGATATCAGTGTTGACCATATTGATAGAAATCCATTAAATAATATGTATGATAATTTACGCATAGCAACACGAAAAGAACAAGAACAAAATACAAAAGGAATAATGCCAGGAACTAAGAAAGAACGTCAGCAAAAAGCAAGACCATTGCCAGAAGGCATTCAACAATCGATGATGCGAAAATATGTAGTATATTATTATAATGTATATAATAAAGAAAAAAACTTAAGTAGAGAATATTTTCGAGTAGAAGGACATCCAAAATTGGAGAAAATATGGGAAACAACAAAATCTGAAAAAGTTTCGATAATGGAAAAACTTCAACAGGCGAATAAAGTAGTAGATGATTTGGAAAATGATATATATCCTGAAAAAACCCAAAGAGAATTACCGAAATATGTTTCTATTATTTTATTTAGAAATAAAGAAAATTTATACTACGATAAACGAGGAGGTGAAACAAGAAAAAATTTAAAAATGGTATTGCCTACCGAATATGATATAGAAGAACAACTCAAGATTTTCAATAAAAAAATAAAAGAAAAATATGATGGTGAATCAATAATTACATAATAATTTGCTTTTTGGTTTTGATATCAAAAATCAATTTATTGTATTTTTGCTTTCTTTTGAGAGAAAGAAAAAACTAACATATATTTTGTGTAATTATTGACATATTTCAAAAGGGTGTACATAGTATGTACACCCTTTTTATCAAAAAAATTTATGCTTTTTTTCCATTAATAAAGATTATAAATTTTTGCTCCGCCAACTTGCGGAGCAAAATGAAAAGACTCAAAATAAGCGACAAAACACTCGCAAAAGCATTGGATAAAAACAAACCATACAATGGTCATTATTATAAGAGTTTGGGTTCTAAGACACTTTGTTGAAAGCCATTATTTCGATTTCGACAACGATTTTGACCTAGTTTTTGATTTCGACTTCGATTTCGATTTTCTTCTAGAACGAGTTTTTTGTTTAATTTCGATAAAATTATCATCATCGTCAGGATAAACCGGATTTTCCCCTTTTTCACCAAATTGTGAGTCTAAAAAATAGAGAACAATTTCGCCATTATCATTTTCGGAACGTATAAATTTACCAAGATTGATATCGCCTAATTTATATTTTTTTCCATTTTTCAGTTCATCATGTTTTACCATAATATTATTTATATAATATGTCTATACAAAAATATTCACACCCCCGATTATATATTTTACATAAAAACCGCATAAACAAATAAACAAATATACATATATAAAATATCTAAAAACGAAATGTCTTTTGTATCATCAAAATTACATACACAAAATGATTTATTAATGAAAAATTTAATGGATTTTTATCAAAATCATGCGAATTTAGATAAAATGATGCGTATTATAAATGGTGAATCGAAAATTTCATTAAGAATCGTAGATTGGTTTGTAACAAATTACGCTAAAAAATATTATACTGTTTATGATTTGAGTTTCGATAATAAACCCGAAATCGCTCGTTTCAAAGTATACAATGATTATAAATTAAAACTAAAAGCATATAGTAAAAAACGATTCGACCCATTTTGTAGATGGGAAAGAATTACAATACCATATAACAACGAAAAGTTCATGGAAACTACGATAGGTCAATTGAACTTTTTCAAATGGGCAATAGAGAACAAAATCGTAGATTATATTGAAACCAATTATATTTCAATCGAGGATGATATGAATTACCGTAATAGTACATCAAAACGCAAACATACACCAACCACCGCATCGAGTACGGATTCTGAAATTAGTTCTAGCTCATCAATTACAACAACAAGTTCGAATGAAAACGCGAAAACGCGAAAGAAACGCGAAGAGTTATCGGAATCAGCATGTAAATGTATAAAAAAAGAGTCTATCAAGATAATTGTAAAATTTAATTAGACAAATAAAATTGATATATAATCATATTAATATTATATATCAATATAAACGAAAACAATGTCCAAACCATCATATACAAAACCGATAATAAAATGGGTAGGGGGTAAAACACAGATAATAGATAAAATTTTGGAAAATTTCCCACGGAATATCGAAAATTATCATGAGGCATTTCTAGGTGGAGGGAGTGTATTATTAGCATTATTGAATAATAAAAACAACAGCAAAATACACATCCATGGCAATATTTACGCATATGATATTAATGAACCATTGATAAATATGTATAAAAATATTCAATCAAAACCAAATGAATTATATAATACAATACAACAATTAATCACAGAATACAACGAATCGACGGGTATAGACGTAAATCGAACTCCACAAACAATCCAAGAAGCAAAAAAATCAAAAGAGAATTATTATTATTGGATAAGAAGTAAATATAATAAAATGACAACCGTGGAAAAAAACACATTAATGGGGTCGGCGATGTTCATATTCATGAATAAAACATGTTTTCGAGGTATGTTTAGAGTAGGACCGAATGGTTTCAATGTTCCATTTGGACATTATAAAAATCCAGAAATAATAAACCATGAACATTTGATGGAAATACATAATTTGATTCAAAACGTCATTTTTGAGTGTCGTAGTTTCGAAGATTCAATGATATCTATCAATGAAAATGATTTTGTATATTTAGACCCGCCTTATGCTCCTGAAAAAAACACGTCGTTTGTTGGATATACTGAATCAGGTTTTGATTATGATACTCATGTAAAACTATTTGAATTATGTAACAAGTTAACCATCGAAAATAAAAAAATCATGATGAGTAATGCGGATGTGGAATTAGTCAGAAATAATTTCAAAAATGATATTTATAATATAGATTCTATAGTATGTAAACGGTCAATAAATTCGAAGAATCCAGAATCAAAAACGAAAGAAGTTATTATAAAGAATTATTCGCTATGATTTGTTGTATCAAATCGGTAGCGCCAATCCATTCTATTCCCATACTTTTGTACATATCGATAATTTTTTTTTTGGAAATAGTTGTTTTATCACCGAATAAATTGCCATATTTATTTCGTGATAAATGCTCGGCTTGACCAATACATACTATTTTCAAAGGTTTTTCATATAATTCTGGTACATCGGCGTATTTGAAAGGCGTACCTAATATTTTTTCACCGGCAGTACCATCAGTAAAATAGGTTTGTGTTTTTGCTTCCCAAATAGCATCTTCTGTTTCAGTATCGGGTTGATAACCATTTTTAGTACCAGGACGCAGCGGGGTTTTGCCTAATAGAATACAGAATTCTTCGCAAATATGTTCTCCAAATTTAGTTGTCCATTGTTTTTCTAATTTCAAATCGGGTCGTCGTACTTTCAAAACACCTTGTCCCCATTCATCTTCTAATAGTTTATATTTTTTCATATCATTTGTTTTATTTTTCTTTTCAATTTCTGGTAAGAACGTAGTATCGCCAATTATCCATCGTATAACTTCACGGTTTTTCAGTAAAATAATTCGGTCATTTTCGATTGATTTTACGATATCGATAAATTGTGTCATTGTTTCTGAATTCATATTGGATTATAAATATATAAAAAAAATGTTTTATACATTCAAATCAATTTTTTATATTTCGAAATCGCCATTTTTATCACTACCCTCAATAAATTCACCTATAAATTCATTTATCAAAAATAACCATTTTGCGCCGAAATTATTAGAATCCGTTAAATTGTATTCAATATCTGGGTTTGTGTCAATTCTCAGCAATTTAAACCGCTGATGATTTAAATCCGTCCATTCTGGGCTAGGATTTGAATTCATTACTGATAACTTAGTTGAATTCTTCAACGGTGTAAAATCAATCTGTCTATAAATCAACCATTGGTCATGATAATCCTTACATTTTTGTAAATAATCCAATGGTATAGCGTCCTCACCCTCACGACGACGTTTATCAACACGTTTATAACAAACTTCAGCGTCGGCATCAATATAAATCACACCACTAAGACCGAATTCGTCGGAAAATTCACTACAAAATTGTTTGTATATTTTATATTCAACGTTACCGATTACACCATCATCGGATAACATTTGAGCAAATATTTGTTTATCGGCTTCTAATGAACGTTCGCAAATAATAATATCACAATCTGGATTTTCACGAACCGCTTTACGAATCAATCGTAAGCGAGTGGAATAGGCCATAACTTGGAATGAAAATGCGTATTTATGAGGGTCACTATAAAATTTTTGTAAAATATTTTCACCAGTTTCGTCGTCTTTGATGGCTTCCCAAATATCAACAGGTTCTTTCAAAAACATAATTTTTTTTTTGATTTTGTTTTCATGAGTAGCAATATATTTTTCCAATTCAGCTAAAATAGTAGTTTTGCCGGCACCGATGTTACCCTCAATAGAAATAATAATTGGGCGTTTTGATGTCATGATTATAGAAATCTGTTATAATATAATATATTTTATTTGAAAAATATTATAATCAATTTTTTCCAATCACACCAAAAATTTACATAAAATTACCACTTATTAGGACAATCTTCTTTCATCATTCGATAATGTTCTCGAATCTCTCTTTTTTCTTCCAATAAAACTTGTTGAAATTCTCTTGGCTATTCTTTTTCCAATTTATTTCGTCGAGTAACTAAAATCCAACCCTCCAAAGTTTCATTATATAATGGTATATCGAGAACCGGAAAAACATCAGAATCGACGTATTTATCTATATTATCAAATACAATATTCGAAACCTTTATTGAAATATCATCCAATTTCGTAACCCATTCACACATTTGATTACGAACCGTCCGAATATCGAATATCGGGTCATACATTTTATTTATCAACGTACAAGTTTTCGGTTGGAACATTATTACAATAATAACATTTTTGTTTCGAATGTTCTAGGTGCTCTAAATTTCAATATATCGAGAACCTTTTTGGTTGTAGGAAATTCATCAAAACCATATATATCTTGTAAAAGCATCCATTCGAATAACCCACCGACATAAACATATACATTCAAAAAACCTAGATTCATCAATTGTTTCGCCTTTTTTTCAACCGAATCA